TTGCTTTTATCGCAGTACTCACCATCCAAGGAATGCCTAAATTAAATGTGTGAAGAAAATCTGTATTTTCTCCAAGAACAATCATCACATTACCTTCAGGATTAAACCTCATTTCAATAGGTGCGCCATCCGTTACAAATATATTAGCACTAGACACAACGACATTTCCTGTTGTTCCAATATCCCAAGGAGTTGAAAGAGTATACTGATTAATTGTATCCCTTGTTGTACCTACTACGTATAGATTTGACCCATCCTGACTCAATGCGTGTCCACCTGCAGTTGCCTCTCCTGTACTAGTGCGGAAATGTTTCATATATGTCATAGTGCCCACATCATATGGAGCTAGAAGAGCATACTGATGTACATTTGCGTCTGCACCACCGTCAAAAGTAACATAGGCATTATACCCAACATTACCAAATCTAAAACACGTTGGATCAACGTTCATTAATGTTTGTCTGTTATAATTTTGTAAGGTTGATAAATTCCATGGCGTTAATAAACTAAATTGTCCAATTTTTGGATTACTGGTGTTGTCAAGGTTCATATTCCACAAAACATTACCAGTAGGATTTAATTTTACCGTACCTGCGCCACCGGCACCTGGAAATTGTTCTAAAGTACCTGTATATTGAAAATAACTAATTTTAGAATTTGCAATGTTCGCACCGAGAGTAGCATCCCAGGGAGTTTTTAAATTAAGTTGGTATATCTTAGCTTGATTAGCTCCGACAAAATACGCAGAACTTCCAGAATTACCAAAAAATAAACCTGATTTAATAGAGCCAACTTCTGCAGGAGCACCAGCTGCCCCTAAATTAATAAACACATTTGTAGATACTGCAGTATTTGTGTTCCATTTTTCAGTTAAATTAACTTGATATAGTCTTGAAGTACCTGAACCTGTTGATATAAAAAACAATGTACTGCCGGTATTTCCTACAAAAATTCCTCTTACCTTTGCACTGGCGGATGTATCATATTGTCTAAGAAATTGTTTGTTTATAGAAATATTGGCAGTTTTTATATCAAAAGGAGTGTTTAAATTGTATTGTAAGATGGAATCTGATGTAGCACACGCAATATATAAAATTGTTCCATCTGCACTAAAATCAAAAGCTGCGGGCGTTGTGGAAACTATCTCTTTCTGCAAATATAGATTACCTATACTATTAGCATTGTAATGCTCATAAGGAGCAGGAAGAGCGTATTCTCTTAATTCATCTACATCTCCATGTAAAAGAATCATGGTATTTCCATTGTTAAGAAACTTAATATCTGATGATATTCTAGTACGGTTTGGAAAAAATATAACGTTATTATAAGCAGTATTAGATTGCCATGGGGTTTTTAGCTGAAAATTTTGTATAACCGACGGATCGGATATAAACATTTTTAAACCATCTTTACTAAATCTTACCGATGACGCATATTGTTGTTCGGTTAGTGTAAATGGAGCTTCTAAAACGATAGTACTTCTTAAAAAAACATTACCTACATCAAATGCAACAGGAGTTTGATAATGTTTTAATTCTCCCTGTAGGCTTCCTGAATTTCTTCCTAATAGATATATGTTATATCCATCTTCAGAAAAACAAACATCTCTTGGCGAGCTTATTGATCCTATATTTAATGTATTACTTTTTTCATACACAGTTGAATATAATGGAGCGTTTGGAAAAGGCAAAGAGTATTGATCTAAAATTCCATCCACCGTTACTGTAAAAATTTTAGTTGAATCTGTATTTAAACTTATGGCTATTGGGTTCGAGCGCGGCGTCCATGTAGAACCCGCTAGAAAAGATGTAGACAAATCTATATTAAAACTAGAAATCGTTCCTTGAAGATTTTTTACAGTATTATTTTTAGTACCTAATCTAGATAATGTTTTAATAGACATTTAAGTTATTTCCGAGCCAAATAAATTGTAAGTTACTTCGCCTTGACTTCTTACTGTTACAACAGTATTTGCGGGCAAAGTCATTCCTAAAGTCAACATTACTGCATCATTACCATTTAATGGAATATCATACGCAATATAATGTACATTACTTAATGTATTTCCATTCGGTCTTATCGCTACTCGATAATTTTTTGAACTTGTACTTCTATTAGCTATTGCCAATGTTGATGTGATAGCAGTAACTCCTGCAGGAACTGTATATATATCTTCATCCGTATTTGGATTTGGGGCAGATTGTCCCAATAATTTATAAGTTGTTGCCATTTTATTTCCTAGATTCCTGCTAAAAAGAATACATTAAATCCATCGCCGCCTGTGCCGCCGGTAGAAGTAATTACGAGTTGCGATGTTGTTGTATTTGCGGTGACTACTATGCCTTCACCTCCGACAAAGGTGTTAGCTGCTATTCCCGATTGTTTAATTCTTGTTAATGGCATAATTTCTCCGATTTCTATATATTTATATCAGCTTAAGTCTTTATTTTTGATGTTAAAAACGTCACTTTTATCAATTTCTATCGAATATTTTGACATTTTTGGCCTGTTTTTTCGCTTTTCTGCCTTTAATAGCATATTGGCTGCAACAACTAATAAAATAGCCAACGGATCGAATACAAACATCAATGATATAATTATTAAACGAACCGCCCTATCAATCGTACCCATATCATTTTTCTGATAAACCAATTCCGAAATATAACGTATAGGGCCTATCTCGGAGTTCTGTTTGTTCTTATCCTTTTGGACAACACCCATTTCTTTCGTCAGCTCAGATATTTTATTCTGAGATTCTTTTATATCTAGTTCTATTCTTTTATTCGGCAGATCTCTTTTTGCTTGTTGCTGCATTAGATTATCTAATCGTTTCTTTTCAATTTCTATTAGACTTTGCGTTGTACTTAATTTAGTTTCACTATCATATATTGCAGCAGAATCAGATGTGTAGGATTTTGATAAGTATCCAAATATACCAAGTGATGTGATAATTGATAATATAACTACACTGGAGACAAAGTATGTCTTCATTATAAAATTAATCTTATCCCATTGTCTATATACAAATGAAGCTGTTACCAATTTGCCTATTTCAAGAAAACAACCCATTACTATAATAGGCATAGGGTTAGCTGAGAATATATGAGCCAATCCTATGATTGAAAAATATCCTGCTATACCTGATATTGCTAAAGCTGTTAATAATAAAATTATTGCAAATATCATATTATTTCAAATTCTTGATTATTTCGCTGTCCAATTTATGCTTTGACAAATTTAACACCTGTGAATGCAATATTTGAATATAGAGCAGTATACCCCGATGCATTTCCACCTAATTGATTGGGTATATGGTTAAAATAATTATTTGCCCTATGCTCCGCGGTATCTGAATGAATAAATACTTGATTAACTGCAGTAACTAAGGCATTTTCTTCCCAATCTGCAATTGTATAATTATTACTAGTGCGTAAAGTATACATTACCGGTAGGTCTGACCAACCTAATAAGAAATATCGATTGGCCGACACGTAAAATTCAGAATCAACATTGCCAAAATGAGTTTTAAAGGTTCCACTATCGACGCTTACGCCAGGATTATTATTAAACGCATTAACCCTATTTAATCTTTGCACCACATTAGGAGCCCAAAGATACGGATCATTTGATACAGAAACTGCTGACCATAAGGATGTATTACTTTTGGTGCCCGTTGGCAGGCTGTTTTGGGAAGTAGCGTAATCATCCGAAAATGAAGTCAACGGAGGTTCATTACCAAAATAGCTAACCCCCCAAGAATTTGCGCTTGGCAATATTTTTATATTTTGATGTGCATATAATAGTTGCCATACCATTCTTCTTTTCGTTGACGGCGAATATCGCACAAAATCAAATGTATTGCCCCCAGCGCCCTTGCCGATGACAGGCAAGCCTTGAGCAAAATGCATAAATGTGTTCCCATCTGCAAGGTAAGGTTCTACATTACCAAGATTAAGTGAAGGGTCTCCACTTACGACATTTGCCGAATTCCAAACATAATCTCCACCTGTTATTTGTAATGTATTCAATGCATTTGATTTATATTTTACCATAATGCCGGCGACCCTGCCGTAACCATTCGCATACGTAATCTCGTTCACAGTAACAGATGGTTTTCCGTTTGCATAAAACAAGGATGACACATTTCCAGTATAATAAATTACTAATTCAGAGTTCGGGCCGAACAAATTCGCAGAAACAAAATTCACGTCTATGTAGGCATTGGTTCTAGTCCTAACAATTATATTGGTTCCAACTTCCATGTTTATAAACATGGAATGAATTTGTGCGTTACTAAATCTTTTATATGGATAACTAACTTTTTCCGCGTTCTTATAACCGAGTCCGACACCGGGCACATTAGCCCTAAACGGTAGACTAAGTTTCATTGCGTTTTCGGGATCTTTCCAGGCATTAATAGGCAAATATGCAGAGTTGCTAGCTACATTCGCGCTGGCTAATAGTTTTATCGATTGATAACCCGGTGGGGCCATTAGACCACCAATCGATATTTCATTATTCGAAAGATCCCATCCGTTGTTGTTAACTAAGACATAATAATCTTCACCAAGACCAAAGTTACCAAAAGATTCAATTTGTTGACCGTCATCATAGGCATATACCCAATTTTGCGTGACATTAAGTGGTGTAGTGGTTGGAATAACTATTGTTGTTCCTCCCACTATCGATAATCCGCCAGTTATTTGCATATATATCCTTGTAAACTTTATTTTAAATTCTTTATATGAGTTTTATGAACTCGACATTGAACTTGACCGTTGTAGTAATCATCAGTTTCTAAAACCCGTCGATCCATTTGTTCTCTGGCTTCTAGATAATTACATAAACCCTTATTGGGACAGATGTGTATAATTTCTCTAATAAATTTATCTGCACCAAGTGTTTCTACATCTGCCTTAACTTCGTCTGACGATGACCAATAGTTTTGCCAATCAGATTCTATCTTTAGTCTTTTTTTCTTGCCCTTGACTACTTTAGTTCGTTTGAACCAGAATAACTTTTTACCTATATACTTACGACCGGTAACAGTGTTAGTTATCAAATAAACATAACCGTAAGCATCTTCTGGAACAATCTCGAATGGAGAATCTTTATATAACCACATCTAAATACCAATTCTAAATTAGTATTTATATTACATAATCTCCCATACATCTCCGCCTTCTACGAACTTATCTCCATCATCTCGGGGCGGGACAAGGAAATAATCTTCGGGATCTGTCATTACATCTTCAGCTCGTTCTGTTGCTAGGCCGTTGCCCATAGCACCAGTTTTGTGAAGCATTGTTGTTTGTATAGATTTCTTATATCTGTGATATTCTGACTCGTCGCGAGCCATATATTCTTTTTGCTTTTCTGAGAACACTTGTTTATGTTCTTCTGTCCATTGCCTTGAATTGGCACAAGCCCGAGAACAAAATTTCCCGGGCTTCTTATGTTCTGTCTCACATTTAGGACAGGTCTTCGTCTTCGTTGTCGAGGTCTTCGTATTGTTGGTCATGCTGATCTTCATCCATACCAGCACCGCAGAATGGACAGAATTCTACTTTGTAATACTTATCATCTAAGTCGTAATTTATCTTGAAGACGGCATCACACTCGACACATTCGTAATGTTGTTTCCTTGCCATGTAATTCCCCTTTTCTTAGCTTCTGCATCATATACTCTAGTTCTTAAATCCGATGAACTAAAGAAATGATCTCTTTTATTAAAATACAACTCGATTCCTCGTTTCATACAAATCTCTTTACCTGTAAATTCTGTATCTCTATATTCTTCACCAAGAATACGAACATCAATAGGCAAAGCCATTAGAATATCTTCTAACTCTTTTTCTGTAGTATAAACGATAATCTCATCTACATGCTTGCATGCTGATACTTGAATCTGTCTTTCGATAATAGACTGAACAGGTTTATTTTTTGTTTCCCTATCAATCGTTGGATCAGATTGTATTGCTGCAATTAAGTAATCACACTGTCGTTTTGCTTCTTCAAGCATGACCACATGGCCTGCGTGGAAAAGATCAAACGAGCTGCAAGTTATTCCAATTCTTTTAGCATTTAATTTACTCATATTAACTCCACTTCAATATTACATTTATTTAAAAAGTCTATGCCATCGGTGTTTCTGTACTGATTACGATAGAATACTTTATTTATGCCTGCCACATGTATTAATTTAGCACAATCAAAACAAGGAGCATGGGTAATATACATCGTTGCACCTTCACCTGATTCAGATGAACGAGCTAATTTACCTATAGCATTTGATTCGGCGTGTATAACTTCAGCTTTAGTCTTTAAACTAATGTTAGCGCCTTCATATTGTTCACCGCCATAATCAATAACGTATGTGAATTTTTCTTCTATTTCATCTTCACAATTATTGTCCCAACCTGCAGGTGTGCCGTTATATCCTATTGATATAACTCTATCATCTTTAGTTATAATAGCACCAACTTGCAATCTGCGAGCATGAGATAATTTAGCATATCCCTCTGCCGCATTCATATGTGCATGATCAATTTTCTTCGGCATTCCATTTACCTTTAGGACATGATTGAAACTTTATTAGAGTCTTGCCCCAAATAGCACAACCACATTCCTCACAAAATTTCGCACCGATTATAATTTTCTTATGCTCGCATTTGTCGCAAATTTCTCTGCGCTTATCCACATATGATATAGTTTCTTCTGTCATGTAGCACTTCCCCAAACATCATGCCAATCACCTGATAATGCACCTTTGGCATAATCTGTTGCTCTGTTCTCAAAGAAATTAGTATGCGTTGGAGCATTAATCATTTCTTCGACCCAAGGCAAAGGATTCTTTTTACGCTTAAAGATTCCTTTTAATCCAAGACTAATTAGACGTCTATCAGCAATGTAACGAATATATTCCTTTACATCGTTTTCTGTTAGGCCCTGTATCGCGCCAGTTCGGAAAGACAGTTCAATAAACTTATCTTCCAAATCAACCATTTTCTCCGCAATCGTGTAGATCTTCCCTTTGAGCTCATCATTCCATATCTCCTTGTTTTCTTCTACATATGTTCGGAATAATCTAATCATCGATTCTGCATGCTGTGTTTCATCGACGATAGACCAGGTTACGATCTGTCCCATACCTTTCATCTTCCCCATTCTAGGAAAGTTAAGTAACATAATAAAAGAACTAAAAAGCTGCATACCTTCAGTAAAAGCTGAGAAGACTGCGATATGAGTTGCAGTAGAACTAGCGTCACCATTCCGAGAACTAATGTCAAGTACGTAATCATGTTTATCTTTCATCTCCTGATATTCCATAAACTGATTGTATGTAGTATCGGGCAACCCTAATGTTTCAATTAGATGACTATATGCTGCAATATGTAAAGCTTCTCTTGCAGCAAATCCCATAAGCATCATACGTACTTCAGGTTGTGGAAAATAAGGCAAATAATTTTTAACATAGCCGCCAGCAACGTCAATATCACCTTGGGTGAAGAATCTAAAGATGTGAGTTAAAAACTCTTTTTCTTCTTTATTTAATTTCTTTTTCCAATCCTTAACATCTTCAAGCATTGGAACTTCGGTGTGTAACCAATGACTTTGTTCATGTTTAAGCCAAGCATCATATGCCCATGGATAATTAAAAGGCTTAAAAGAATTTCTATTATCTGTTAATCTGCTTTTAGGTTTAGTTACCATCGCCTACCCACTCTTTTAGTTCTTCTACAGTTTTGTTACCTGACATTCTTTTAACCTCAATATTTTCGTCAATCATAATTAGAGTTGGAACACCTCGAATGCCATATTCTGCGGCCAAGGCATTATTCTCATCCACATCAATTACTTCAATAGGAGTTTTAATGTCTGCTTTTTCTAGGTTTGTTGCCAATGCTTTACAAGGACCGCACCATGAAGCTGTAAATCTTAAAATCTTTTTCATTAGTTGTAACCTTTTTCAATATTCTTATCAGTGTCAGAACATTGTTTACATTCACATTCTGTACAGTTGCAACCTTCAGTAGAGCAACTGTGCCCACAATGTTGTTCGCATCCGCATTTACATTTATATCTGATATATCTTTCGTGTAAAAATTGTTCTGGCATTTTTATTCCTTTTCGTACATTACTGTGTTACTGTCTCCCAAAAACCATTTTGGGTTTGTTTCTACAACATATTTCTTTGTGCATACTCTAAAATCTGGGAATTTTAATTCTTTTGGATTGCTAGCTGCGTCTAAAAATAGACAACGATTGTTTGGCTGTGCTGCATATTGACCGTTGTCCAATTGTATAAAGTTAAAACTTTTGTGATCTTCAGGCCATTCAGCATAACTTGTATCTAAGATATTCATATCAGGAGAGGAATGATCTACAGTAAATAAATAGTCTCCGCTGTAAAAATTTTTATCCTTAGCATAGAACTTACAACTTAAATTTCTCATAAATGACTTTTGGATTACTGTAAAATCGTAACTAAAGCAATCCCAAATTTGAAGTGCGTCTAAATCTAAAAATTTACTTTCGTCTAAATTTTCTGTTCTAGATACAAAAGCATGTAAAGGTAATTTATCATACAAAGCACCATAATTAGGTAAATATGCCTCAATACGAAATGCTTGGCCCCTGATACTTTTTAAGGTTATCCATATACAAGGTTCATATTCGCCGTGACCTTTTTCAAAGTCATATAAGAATTCTCTTCTTATCCAACCATGTATAGGTGGTAAATTTGCTACTAAGTGTGCCATATTCTTTTATACAGTAAAACTACTACCACAACCACAGGTGTGTTTTGCGTTTGGATTAGTAATTACAAATTGCTTAGACATAAGTTCTTCCTTATAATCTATTGTTGCTCCGTTCAAATATTGCATACTGATACTGTCGACAAATATTTTGAAACGGTCTACCTCGTATTCATAATCGTCTTCATTTTTAACACTATCCAACGTGAACCCATAAGTAAAACCAGAACACCCACCACCTTGGACAAAAGTTCTCAAAGATAATGATGGATCATTTTCATCTATCATTATATCAATAATTTTCTCTTTTGCTGATTCGGTTATTGTTATCATTTATCCCTCACACGCAATACAAATATCACCGTCGACCATGGCCTTCATATCAAGTTCTTTGATGACTTCTCGTTCGATCTTTTTAGATACTTTATCCGCTTTACCGATCTTTTCAGAACGGCAATAGTAAAGTGTTTTCAACCCCATTTTCCATGCCATAAAATGCACAGCGTGCAAGTATTTAATATTAGAGTCTGGTCTAAAGAATAGATTAACAGACTGCGCTTGATCTATATATTGTTGACGATCTGCGGCATGTTGAATAACCCATCGTTGATCTATTTCCATAGATGTTTTAAACACATCTCTTTCCCAATCACTTAACCATTCTATATGTTGAACTGAACCATCATTCGCAATGATGCTTGACCAAACCTCGTCTGCCCAACCTTCGGGATGAATCTCAGCATGTTTCTTTATAATTCTATCTAGCCATTTATTTTTGTTGAGCATTGACCCCGATAACGTATCTTGTCTATAAGCATTAGCACGCAAAGGTTCAATACTGGGACTAGTATTACCCATGATAATACTTGAACTTGCATTAGGTGCAATAGCAAGCATATGGCTAAAACGACGCCCAGTGCCAACGGCATCCGGAGCTTCCCCTCTTTCTTTACCCAATTCAATATTTGCATGATCTAAACCTTGTCTAATATGTTTAAAGATTTGATTGTTTCTGCCTACAGCTAATGCTGATTCCCAAGGAATATTATTCTTTTGTAGATATGCGTGCCATCCTAAGGCGCCAATGCCAATAGAACGCTCACGAATAGCAGAATAGATAGCTCTAGAAATTGCCTTGGGTGCATTATTAATGAAATATTCCAGGACATTGTCTAGCATTTCAGCAACATCTCTTAGGAATAACTTATTGTTTTTCCATTCATCATAATATTCTAAGTTTAAAGATGATAGGCAACATACTGCAGTACGTTCTTTGTCTGTAGGTAAAATAATTTCAGAGCATAGATTAGACTGTTTAATACTTAGACCAAGCTTCTTCTGAAATTCCGGCATTGCTCTGTTACTTGTATCAATAAAATGTAGATATGGTTCGCCTGTCTGCATTCTCATTTCAATAATACGTTGCCATAATTCTCTGGCAGAGATAGTATCACGAACTTCACCTGAATGAGGGTCTTTTAATTCCCATATATCATCTGCATCTTTATCTATCATACATTTTTCAACCAACGCCATAAAGTCGTCAGTGATATTAATGCCGTGATGCAAATTAAGCGTCCTCATATTAGGATCGCCTGTTGGTTTTCTCATCTCTAAAAAGATGAGGATATCAGGATGACTAATGTCCAAATAAGCAGCATATGAGCCACGACGTGTCCTACCTTGTCTATAAGCAAGCGATGACGCGTCATAGGTGCGAAGATGAGGCATAACACCAACAGACTTATCATCAGAAGAACGAATGCCAATGCCAATTCCAACTCCTCCGCCCAACATGCTGAGCCAATTTACTTCTGATAATGTACTAACAAGGCCTTCTGCGCTGTCATCAAGATACGGTAGAAAGCAAGAGATAGGTAAACCGCGCTTGCTACGACCGTAGCTAAGAATAGGAGTACTGTAGCTGAGCCAATGATTACTGGCGTAATCGTAAAGGCGCTGAGAATGTTTTTTATTACTTCCAAAAGCGGCTGATACATATGCAAATCTTTCTTGAGGAGATACTTCCTCATCCTTCATATAGCTTTCTTTTAATCTTTTAATACCTAATTCATCGAACAGATTATCTTTAGAATAATCGACATTAATCCCATGGACTACATCTTTAGTCATCTTCTCTCCAGTTTTTATTTTTTATTTTACAGATTCAAAAATATTCTTTTGAATATTATACCACTCTATCCAGCCATCATTCTTGACTGCACATTCATAATATGTTGAATAATTAATTGTGATTGTTTTTGATATGTCGCTTAACTTTGCGTCGTTTTCTAATTTTTCTAATTGAGGGCATGTTTTCATTAACCTTTCTGGTACTTCTGGAAACTTTGCAGTTACAGGCACAGTAGTTGAACAGCCTATCAATAATGTTAAAAGTACAATGCTAATATATTTCATTTTGGTGCCTCAGCTGCATCGTTATGTGCTTTAATAAATTCTTTAGGAATCTCACAAACTCCGCCAGGTGCAAATTTAGTATCGTATTTTACTATCTCTCTGTCTACGTATTTAACAATGTCTTTTCCTCTAGTTCTAATAACCTGAGTCTTTGTTATAACTTTAGTTTCTATTTTAACATTTTCTTCTTTAGATTGCTGTTCCGCGATAGCCAATTTTGCCTCAACTTCTTTCACTCTTGCTTGCCATACTTTTTCGTTATTAAGACCACCTTCTAAAAAGATTCCAAGTGCAAGTGCAATATATCCAATTACCTTTATGGGCAATGAGTAGTTATTTATTATTGGTATTGATTTGAGAAATGTCCCGACGATTACTGCTACTAGACCAGCAATTACAATCGCATGAAAAATCCAATCAGGAAGAAAACTTAGAATCCACATATTATTATCAAGTTATAGCAGTAGGGGGAGTAAAGTTAGCTGTATATCGTGCATATCCCTTAGTGATTCTTAAATCGTCTATATAAGCATTGATATGTCGTCCTCCATGACCTGAATAGAAATTAGCACCAATGTAGAATCCATCCATACTTGCCGCAGTGCCACCATCTAATGCCACGCTTGACGTAGTAGTAGCTTCTATAGTGCCATTTACAAATATTCTCCATGTACTACCTGAACGTGTTATTGCTATATGCGCCCATGCACCGTTCGTTATATTAGATGTGCTAACTAATATTGCTGAACCAGCTGCATAATTATTCACCCAAAAACTATACTTACTAGCATAACTAGCATGTGGAGCGTGAAATGCCCATTTGTTACTTGTCCATGTTGCGTTATAATTTCCCATAATAGTAGGGTCAGTGTTGGTATGTGTAACAGGATAGTACCAAAATTCTATTGTAAAGTTACCAGAACCCATAGCATAATTTAAGTTTGGAGGTGAATATAAGTAATCCCCAGTTCCATCAAAATATATACTAGCGTTGTTATACTTTTTAACCGCGGTACTTAATTGTGCACCGCCAAGAGTTTCTAAATTATTTTTACCGGTTTGGTCAATAATACCTGCATTAGTAAAATTTGTCAATAAACTTGTATTTGCAATTGCTGTTAGTGGACTTGTGGGTGGTATAAAGCTACCGGTATATATACAAGTACCAACCACAAATCGTAAATCTGAAAGATAACCATTTGTATAGTTTGAAGCTAAATTACTAGAAACTCCAATAAACATATTACCCGAACTAGAGGTCAATGCTTGGGAATCTGTTCTAGTTGATCCGGTTGCTTCAACTCCGTTCGTAAAGATTCTACAAACATTATTGGCATCTCTTGTCCAAGCATAATGATTCCATTGTCCAAGTATTCCTGCTGTACCAGGATTCATCATAACATAAGTAGCAGAACCTGTACCCGCGATATTCCAATTTGGAGTAGTTCCACTAGCTAAATAAAACGCATAAGTTGGCCCGGTACTACCGTAGCTCCAATTTCTATTTACAAAATGAAACTCTGAGGTAGCTGTAGTGTACGCCCAACCTTCAAGAGTGAATGGTGTGCTTGCAGGTATATTATAATTAGAATTATATAACGCCGTTAAATAGTCACCCGTACCATCAAAGTATGCACTACCACCATTAACGCTAGGAGTATAATTTGTTGCAGATTGTAAAAATGGATGGAAGGCTTGAACTGATACATCACCGTTTCTAGTTAATGTAAAATTGTTAGTACTTTTATCAATTAACCTATTTGATTGACATGTCAATAAACTTGTGTTTGCTATTGCTGTTAGTGGTGAAGTAGGTGGGGTGAATGCTGAGGTATAGACTGCTGTACCATTAACTACTCGTAGGTTGCTAATATATCCAGTAAAGTACCCAGATAAATCTGCACTAACACCTATTCTAAAATCCTTAGTAGCGCCATTATA